ATTATTCTCACGGTGCGGACGCATTCCGAATGCTTGGATTAGTGGTGAACGAACCAAAGCGCAGAGTAACTAAGCAAAGCTACGCAATGCCACAAAGTTGGATGGGATAAATATGAGCGACTACGACGGCGACTACGACCCAATTATTGACGAAGCCAAAGACTTCCTCAAGTTGTGTAACGATGCGGACACCATGAACCGCCAGGAGGCCCTAGAAGACCTCAAGTTTGTTAATGGCGACCAATGGCCCATTGAACTGCAAAACTCGCGTAATCTCGAATCTCGCCCCATCCTGACTATCAATAAGCTGGACGGCTACTGCCGACAGGTTACCAACCAGCAGCGCCAGCAACGCCCACGCATCAAGGTCCACGGCACTAACTCGCAGGCGCAGGAAAAGACCGCTGAAGTAATTGAGGGAATGACACGGCACATTGAGGTCAACTCCAACGCCGACAACGCCTACGACATTGCCTTTGACCACGCCGTGCGTATGGGGTGGGGATTCTGGCGCGTTACGACAAATTATGTCAGCGAAGATAGCTTTGACCAAGAAATCTATATTAATGCGATAGATAACCCGTTTACCGTTTACTTTGACCCCAACTCTGAGCGCGTTGACGGCTCGGACGCAGAGCGCTGCCTTATCACCACAATGATGAGCAAGGCCAAATTCCGCAAGATGTACCCAGACTGCGACGACGGCACGTCATTTACGCAACGAGGAACTGGTGACGCGCAATCCGAGTGGATCACCAAGGAAGATATCCGGATTGCGGAATACTTCTACGTCGTTCGCGAATCTGCGACCCTGTACCAACTGAGCAATGGTGAGAGCCGGTTTGCAGAAGGGTCAGATTTCTTCAAGCGCCTAGAACTGGCTGGCCTAGAGGTTGTGGACAAGCGCCCAAGCTACAAGCGTTCCGTCAAGTGGAAGAAATTGACCGCCATTGAGGTGATTGAAGAGCGCGAATGGCCAGGCACTTACATTCCTGTCGTTCCTGTTTATGGTCGCCATGTGGTGATTGGGGACAAAAAGAAGAAGTTCGGCATGGTACGCCACGCCAAAGATGCACAACGGATGTACAACTTCTGGCAGACAACCATCACGGAATCTGTCGCGCTGGCTCCAAAGGCCAAGTGGATAATGGCAGAAGGCCAAGACGAAGGCCACGAGAACGAATGGGCTGGCGCTAACGTCAAATCCTACCCCCTGCTGCGTTACAAACAGACCGACATTGACGGACAACCAGCGCCACCGCCACAACGCTTGCAGCCTGAGCCACCACCCGCTGGAGTAATGGCTGCTGCCGAGACGATTAATCAGGATATTGCAACGCTGATGGGCATCTTTGACCCAAGCCAGCAATTGCCGGGCAATATCTCCGGTAAGGCGCTAAACGGCCAGCAGCAACAGGTTGACCTAACTAACTTTGACTTCTACGACAACCTAACCAAGTCAATCCAGCACACCGGCAAGATTATTTTGGACCTGATCCCGCATATTTATGACTCTTACAGGGTCATGCGTATCATCGGCAGCGACGGAAAACCCGACTTAGTTGGCATTAATGAGCCACAACAGGACGAACAGGGTGTATATAAAGTCATGCACGACATGAGCGTGGGCAAATACGATGTGGTGATGGACACAGGACCAGGCTACAACAGTAAGCGCCAAGAAGCCGTGGAATCAATGGTGGATATGCTCAAGGTTGACCCTGCGCTCATGCAGCAGGCTGGTGACCTTATTTTTAGGAACATGGATTTCCCTGGCGCAGACATCATTGCTGACCGCCTCGCAGCAGCTAACCCGCTGGCGCAGATTGACGATAAATCGCCCATCCCGCCACAGGTGCAGATGCAACTCAAGCAAGCGCAGGCTCAGGTCCAGCAGATGCAGCAGCAAATGCAACAAATGCAACTGGCCATGAAGCAGCGTTCAGACATTGAACAGGTCAAGCAAGATGCCGAGACCAAGCGCGAACTAATGCGGGTTACCGCCAAGGCCCACGACATTGAAATGCGTGATGCGGAACGCCATACGGACATGAAACTGCGGACAGATACTGCGGCACACGATACCGTGCTGAAAACCCAGACGCAGATTGAAATCGAGCATATTAAGGCGCAATTGGCGCTAATGTTGGCGGGTATTGATCGATTGTCTACAAAAGAAGCGGAAAGCGAAGCAATAGAACGCGCAATATAAATTTGTGGTATAAACCACACAACCTTACCAGTTAGGTATTAACTGGGTTTATTTCTTGAGGAAACTCATGTCAAGTGAAAAAGAAGCCGGTCAAGTATTGACTAGCGAGAATGCAGCAGATTTTTATTCGAACAAACTTGGATTAGCTGACGAAACACAAACTCCCGTGGCTGAAGAATCAGAGCCGGTAGAGGACGTTGAGCAGAGTGATACAAGCGAACAAGAAGATGCAAAACCAACAGAAGAGCGAAAACAGAATCCGAAAATCGAGAAAAGGTTTTCAGAAATAACCAAGCAACGTGAACTGGCGCGGCAAGAAGCGGCACGGGAGCGCGAAGCAAGGGAAAAGCTGGAAGCTGAAGTAGCGGAGTTGCGAAAGCAGGGCAAGCCTCCAGAGGCCAAGCAGGTAGACGCAAAGCCTCAGCCGTCTCAATTTACCGATGCCTTTGAATTTGCAGAGGCATTAGCTGATTGGTCTGCTGAACAAGCATTGATTAGGCGAGATAAGGAAGACGCTGAACGCAGGGCAGATGCCGAACGGCAGAAAGTAATTTCTAGCTGGACGACAAAGGTTGCAGCAGCGAAGGCAGATATTCCTGATTTCGACGATATGGTTGCATCAAGTAGCGTTGCGGTAAGTGACGCAATCCGAGATGCTATTTTGGAAAGTGACGTGGGACCACAAATCCTGTATCACCTTGCAAAAGATGACGACGTTGCAAAACGTATTACATCCATGTCACCCAATGCTGCACTACGCGAGATTGGGAAACTAGAGGCAAGGTTTGAGAAGCAAACTGAGACCAAGCCAAGCGAACCTGTTGTTAGAACTAAAGCAAAACCGCCGATCAACCCGATTCGCAGCGCATCGAGTTCAGCAGAGGCTGGTGTGGACGCAAATGGACAATTCCACGGCAGTTATCAGGCATGGAAAGAGCAACGCAAAGCAGGGAAGATTCGGTAACCATGTTTCTTAATCTTAGGAGTATTCCAAATGGCAAATAACTTGCTAACCATTAGCAAGATCACCAATGAAGCATTGATGGTCTTGGAAAATGAATTGACTTTCACCTCGGAAGTTGACCGTAATTACGACGACCAGTTCGCCGTTGTTGGTGCAAAAATCGGTAACACCGTTAACGTCCGTAAGCCTGGTCGTTTCATCGGTACTACCGGCCCTGCTTTGAACGTTGAAGATTTCAACGAATCTAGCGTGCCTGTGACTCTGTCGACGCAATTCCACGTTGACACTCAGTTCACCACGCCAGACCTCGCCTTGTCGTTGGATATGTTCTCTAGCCGTGTTCTGAAACCCGCAGTTGCAGCAATCGCTAACAAGATTGACCGTGACGGTTTGGCTATGGCTACTTTGAACACCGCCAACATCGTTGGAACCGCTGGTACGCCTCCCACAGGTCTGATTACTTATCTGACCGCTGGTGCTTACCTCGATTCCGAAGGCGCTCCTCGCGATGGTCGTCGTTCGGTTATTGTTGAGCCGTTCACCTCTGCAACTATTGTTGACAGCCTCAAGGGCCTCTTTGTGCCTCAAGAAGCTATCGGAGAACAGTACCGCAAGGGCTTGATGGGTCGTGATTCCGCTGGAGTGAACTGGAAATTGGACCAGAACGTTGTGTCGCAAACTTTTGGTAGCTGGTCTGCAAACACCATCGCCATCAACGTGACCACCGCAACTGGTTTCTTGACCTCTGGCTGGTCTCAGTTCTCGACGTTGTCTATGACGGCTTCTGCTGCCTCTACGCTCAATGCTGGTGACGTGTTCACTATCCCTGGCGTGTATGCAGTCAACCCACAAAACCGTCAGTCTTACGGCAAGCTGCGTAACTTCGTCGTTATGTCTACGACTACCGTTGGAACTGGTGCTACCTCGGTGCAAGTTAGCCCCGCTATCATCACCGCTGGCCAATTCCAGAATGTAAGCGTTACATCTACTGGTTCTCAGAATATCACGGCGTTTAACAACACCGGCGTGGCTTCTCCGCAAAATATCATGTCACACAGGCATGCTTTTACGTTGGCAGTTGCTGACCTCGAGCTGCCCGACGGGGTCCATTTTGCTGGTCGTGCAAGCGATAAAGAAATTGGCCTGTCTATGCGTGTGGTCCGTCAGTACACAATTAACAACGATTCGATCCCGACTCGTTTGGATGTACTGTATGGATGGGCGCCACTCTACCCTGAGTTGGCTTGCCGCATCGCTAGCTAAACCTGAATGGGGCCTCGGCCCCGTTTAATAACTTTTTTTAAGGAACTTATCATGGCTAATCCCGGACCGGCAGTAACTAATACTACCCACCCCCAAGGCGCTACTACCGCCACCACCCTGCGTCTCATTGGCACGATCAAGAACGTGACCGCTAACGCCACCGGAAACTACGCTTTCCAAGTGGTCAATAGCACCGTTTATCTGCCTCAGAGCCTTATTGTGACCAACCTCAACGCTGCTGGCGCATCTGTCACGCCTACCGGCCTGGCACTCGGTGTGGCCACGACTTCTGGTGGTTCTAGCTTGTTTGGCGCAATTACGGCCTCTCAACTCAGCACCCCTCAAGGCGTGTCGCTGGTAGCTGCATCGTCGTCTGCAACCGCTGCTACGGTACAAAACCTGTACTTGAACGTGACCGCTGCTCTGTCTACCCCTGTGGCTGGCGCTACGTTTGACGTTTATATCTACGGCTACGACTTCAGCGTACCGTTCTAAACTGATGTAAGCAGGAAGAAGGCCGTCCTCACAAGGGATGGCTTTTTTTCTTTTCGGGTTACAATTTCTCACCTTTTCAAAGGAATCAATATGTCTTCTACGACCATCACCCGTGGTAATTCCCACGAAACTTTTTACATCGCTCCTAGCCTTGCACCTACTGCCGTTGCTGCTTACACCAGTTCGGTGCAGACGTTTAACGTGCCTGGCCTCCAAACCTCTGACCTCATTTTGGTCATTGGCGCTATTGGTGTCCAAACCGTGGGTATTGTTCCCGGCGAAGCTGATTGCTACACAAACGGCGTTCTTTCGGTTCAATTTTTAAATGCTACAAATGCAAGTGCTACACCAGCACAAGGCGCGTATGCAATTCAAATCGTCCGCGCTGAAGGTCCTTTGCCTACGACTGCCGTCTAATCATGGCTAACACCTCCGTTCTCCGTTTGGCTGGTCAGACTCTCGGCTTGTCCGTGACGACTAGCGCACATTCGGCGGTGGCATTGGTAACAAATACGACTGACCAGGCTAACTACGTCTCCCTGCTGAACACCGGCACGGGTAGCGTGGCTATCAAATTAAGTCAAATTTCTACTGATGTTGCCGCAGTACCGGGCGACGGCACTTTTGGGGATTTCGTACTGCCAGCAGTAATGGAAGTTCCAATCGTGCTCGCTTGTCCCGTTATTAACAACCAGTTGCCCTGCTACGTTACCGCAAAGAGCGTATCGGGGACTAACTTGGTGTATGTGACACCTTTGGTCGATCAATCGTAAAAAATTCAGCCCTAGGAAACTAGGGTTGTTTTTATGGCGACAAACACCAACATTAACATACCGCAATCCCCCTTTCTGGATGGCTTAACAGGTCGCCCAGCTAGGGAATGGATGCTATGGTTAATGTCGCCATCAATCATTCAGCTAACAACGGCAAATGCACTTGGCGTAACGTCTGGCGGCACAGGGTTAACCACAATACCAACCAACGGGCAATTTCTGATTGGTAACGGAACCGGCTACACATTAAATACGCTTGGCTACGGCGCTGGAATCTCGGTCACCAATGGCAGCGGGACAATCACGGTTGCAAACACCGGCGTATTGTCAAACATTGCGGGAACGGGCATTTCGGTCTCTAGCGCAACAGGCAACGTCACGGTATCAAATACGGGCGTTTTAACGTTCTCTGGCGGCTCCACAGGGCTTACCCCTGCCACGGCTACTAACGGCGCTATAACGCTGGCTGGAACGCTTGCAATCGCCTCTGGTGGCACTAACGGTTCGGCATCTCCTACGGCTGGCGCTATTGCCTACGGAACTGGCACGGCTTATGGTTTTACCCTTGCGGGAACTACAAACCAAGCATTGTTGTCTACCGGCGCAGGCACTCCAACATGGAACACATTAACTAGCGGCAGTTCAATTCTGTACGGTAATGGGTCTGGCCTTTTTAGCAACGTAACAATTGGGTCTGGCGTTTCTTTTGCCGGTGGTGTGTTAAGCGCCACGGGTACTGGCGGTACGGTCACATCGGTAACAGCCACCACGCCTTTGGCATCTAGCGGCGGTACAACGCCTAATCTGACAATTCAGCAATCCAGCGCCAGCCAAGCCGGTTACTTGTCAGCGGCAGATTGGTCAACCTTCAATGGTAAACAGCCAGCAGGAACCTACGTTAACTCCGTTACCGGAACTTCGCCCGTGGTGTCGTCTGGTGGAGTAAATCCTGCAATCAGTATGCCTGCCGCCACTACGTTGGTGAACGGCTACCTGACCAGCACGGATTGGAACACGTTCAACAACAAGCAACCGGCTGGCACTTACGTTAACTCGGTAAGCGGCACATCTGGTCGCATTACTTCTACGGGCGGCGTAACGCCTGTTATAGACCTTGCTAGTGGCATTGCCACGCCTGGAACAACTGGCTCATCAACGCTAGTGCCAGTCATAACAATTGACACTTATGGCCGCGTGACCAGCATCACCACTGCTGCGAACCCCCAAGGCACGGTGACCTCGGTCAGCGGTACGGGAACTGTCAACGGCATCACCCTGACCGGCACCGTGACAAGCTCAGGTAGCCTGACTCTGGGTGGTACGCTGGGTGGTATTGGAAACTCGCAGCTCACCAACAGCAGCATTACCATCAATGGAAGTGCAATCAGCCTTGGCGGCTCAGTAAGCGTAGGCACGGTCACCTCAGTCACCGGAACAGCCCCTGTTGTCTCTTCTGGTGGAACGACTCCAGCAATCAGCATGGCGGCGGCTACCACGTCAACCAATGGCTATTTGACCTCAACTGACTGGAACACGTTTAACGGCAAGCAGCCTGCTGGAACTTACGTTACAAGCGTTTCGGTGGTGTCTGCCAACGGCTTTGCTGGCACGGTCACAACTGGAGCAACGCCAGCTATAACGCTGACAACAACAATTACCGGCCTTCTAAAGGGGAACGGAACCGCCATTTCTGCTGCGGTAGCCAACACAGACTACGTTCCCCTATCCACGGTGCTGACCGTAACGGCAGACTATACAATTACAGGTACTGACACCTGGATTATTAACAACAAAACAAGTTCTGCGCTTACTCTTACGTTTCCAGCCGCATCATCTTGGACTGGTCGATCAATTACAGTCAAAAATTTGCAGACCCAACTGGTAAACTCGGCATCAAGCAATATTGTGCCAATAGGCAGCGCAACGGCTGGAACCGCAATTCTTTTGAATGTGGTGGGAAATTGGGCAACAATGGTGTCGGACGGCACTAATTGGGTCATTATGCAAGCAGCATCTAACAACAACTTGTTACTGGAATAAAAGGAAATCAAATGTCAGTCATTCTTTCCCCCTTTGCTGGCGCTGGAGCGCAATTCTTTGACAACTCTGGCAATTTGCTATCCGGTGGTTTGATTTATACCTATACCGCAGGAACAACAACGCCTCAAGCCACTTATACAACGTCCAGCGGTTCGGTTGCACAAGCAAACCCAATTGTTTTAGACTCTTCTGGCCGAGTGCCCAATGGGGAAATCTGGTTAACTGCTGGTGTTATTTACAAATTTGTTTTGCAAAATTCTGTTGGCTCAACCATTGCAACCTACGACAATATTGACGGTGTTAATGATTTTTCATCATTTACGGCATCTTCTGGCTCTTCTTTAATTGGTTACTTACCTCCTGGTACTGGTTCCGTAGCAACCACCGTACAGGCTAAATTGCAACAAACTGTCAGCGTTATTGATTTTGGAGCAGACCCTACTGGATCAACAGATTCAACTACCGCATTCACAAATGCACAAACTGCAAGCAAAAATGTTTACATACCGCCAGGAACATACTTGTTAAATGGCCTAAGAATTCAAAATGGAGTAAATCTTATTGGCGCAGGAAAAACTGCGGTAAGTATTAATCAGTCTGTGGCTGGAACACCAGCAATTAACTGTACATCTGATGCAAGCGTTGGCCAGTTAAAAAATGTAAATTTGTCTGGATTTACAGTATTTGGTGCAACAAGTGCTACGGTAGCTGCCGTGCTAGTTGCGGCTTATGGTGCATACGCCATTTGGAATTCCACGTTTGATTATTCTGCGAAAAACACATTCCGCGCTTTGGAAATTCAAGGAGCAACTTCTAACAATGTATTTGATTGTAAATTTACAATTCAATCTGAAGGAACAAGTGACACTGCTGTTTTAGCTAACGGTGGCGTATACAACTTGTTTGATTTATTTCTTACGCAATGTGCATCTTACGCTTTATCAGATTCTGGATTTAACTGCACATATATTAGATTGGTTACTGATAATTGCTGGACTTCTTCTGGGCAGAACACTGTATTTATTAATCCAACTGTTGAACAAATCTATTCATCTTCTGCGCCATCTTCTACCGTTATCACATTAAGTGGATTTAACCAAACATTAATTAATCTTACGGTAATTTTGAACACGGCAAATTCAGCAAAAGTAACAACCGTACTTACTCCTTTTTCTGGAACAAATCTTACTGAACCAAGATTTTTATGCACAGTTACAAATCCATTTGGAACAAGTAATCAAACTTGGACTTTAATCGGTCCAGGTCAAAGTTCTTGCACAAACAAAATAGAAACTGTATACGACGGCTCTGCTGATATTAAAAATTTACGCAATGTAACTTTTGTTTCAAATTGTTCAACATTTACAAATCAATCTGTTCCTCATGGCGGCAAAAACGTTCAATATCTTGCGCCAAGTGGGTCATTTAACTTTACGGCACTTAGCAATACGGATGCTGTAATTTTTGACTTTACTGGAACTATTGCCGTAGCAAATGTTGTAATCGGTACAACTGGCGTTTCAATACTTAATAATCAAGTTATATCTTTTTACTCAAAAGGAACAATTACAACATTAAATATTACCAGCCAAAGTTCAGCTAACGTGGCATTGTTGCCTACCACAATGGCTGCTGGAAGCAAGTTTTCCGCTATTTATTATTCAACCACTAATACTTGGTATCCAATTGGATAAGCATGGCTAATTCAAAAATATCAGCCTTACCTTCAGCTACTACGCCATTGGCTGGTACTGAAGTTTTGCCCATTGTTCAAAGTTCGGCTACTGACCAAGTAACGGTTGCCAACTTAACGGCTGGTCGTGCTGTGAGTGCTTTAAGCATTACTACAACTAATGATGCTTCAATTAATGGTCAAACATTGGGAAAAGGTGGAAGTAATATTTCATCAAATACTACACATGGAAATAATGCATTAAATTCAAATACAACAGGCTCCAACAATACCTCAATGGGGCAACAAGCATTAAATTCAAATACTACTGGAAGTAATAATACTGCGGTTGGTCAACAATCATCAATTTTTAATACAACTGGAAATAATAATGTAAGCTATGGAATTGCTTCTTTGTATCAAAATACAACTGGAGGAAACAATACAGGAATTGGACGCTATGCATTATTTGGTGTCACTACAACAGTTGGAACTTTGGGCGCAATAACTGGTGGTACAGGATATAACGGTGGTGCTTCTGGTGGTCCGTTTACAGTTCAATCTTCTCTTTCAAGTGGTACACCCGCTGGAACTTATCCAACATTAAGTATTACAGTTACTTCTGGCGTAATTACGGGAGCAACTTTAGTTACATTTGGTACGAAATTTCAAGACACAACAACCGTATTAACTGTAACTTCTGCCGCAATGGTGAGTGCTGGTTTTGCCGCTGGTGGTTCTGGTTTTAGCATACCAGTTGCCACATTGTTAACACCAAACAACAATACTGGAATTGGATATTCTTCTGGTTTAGGTTTAACGTCAGGCTCCAATAATGTTATTTTAGGTTCTTATCAAGGAATTTTTGCCCCTATTTTGGTAACGGGTAGTAGTTATGTTGTATTAAGTGATGGCGCTGGCAATGTGCGTGGATATTTTGATTCAAGCAATAATTTTTTTGCATCTGGTCCAATTCTTAGCAATAGCGTTGCGGTTCCAACAATATCAAGCACTTCAACTTTAACGAACAAATGGATTCAGCCTCGCGTTTTAGCAAGCACCGCAAATAGCGCAACGCCCACGCTAAACACAGATAACTACGACATGATGGTTATCACAGGTCAATCCGTGGCTATTACGTCGTTTTCCACAAACTTAACAGGTACTCCTGTAAACGGTCAAAAATTGATTATTGCAATCACAGGCACGGCATCCATTGCCATAACCTGGGGCGCATCGTTTGAATCGTCCACAACAACATTGCCATCCACAACATCGGGAACTAATCGTTTAGACATTGGATTTGTTTGGAACGTAGCCACAAGTAAGTGGCGCTGCTTGGCGGTGGCTTGATATGACCCAAGTAATACTTACTGGTTCTGGAACTTGGACTCTTCCGTCTGATTGGAATGATTCAGTAAACACCATTGAGATATATGGTGCTGGTGGTAATGGTGCAACTGGAACCGCATCTGCCTCTGGCGGTGGTGGTGCTGGTGGCACTTATGCAAAGTTTTCAAATGTCCCGATTTCATCATTGGTTGCGAATGGGTATATTAATGATTTAGCATACAACACTTATGTAACAACCAACTCCACATACAATTCTTCTTACTTTTTGCATGGAACTCCAGACGGAATAACTTTTAATGCTCCACTCTTTTCTGCTGCTGGATTAAATGCTTCTGGAATTACTGGTGGGGCTGGAACTTTACAATTAGCAAGCACAATAAATGGTACAAATTACCTAGCAGCTTCTAAGGCTAGTGGTGCTGGAGGCAATGGTCGATCTTCAACTACTGCTGCCGGAGGCGGTGGTGGTGGCGGTGCTGGTGCAATTGGAGTTGGCGGCGCGGGTTCAAACAATACAGTTGCAACAATTGGTAACGGCGGCGGTGGCGGTAATGGCGGTGGCAATGCTTCTGGTGTAACTGGAGGCTCTGCTGGAACAGGCGCTGGTGCTGGAGGCAATGGCGGTATAGCATCAACATCAGGC